ATGTATTTTTTAACGGCCACTTCGTCCATTTCCTTCCACTACTAGATCCCCACTTCGGGAGAACAGTCCGGTCTTTATCTTTACGCTTTGTTGGGTATCTTTATCATTATAACGGTAAAAGACCTGAATAACTATGTTTCCATCAGCTGGGTCAACTTCTCCGTTGACTTTGTTTAGGGTTAGGCTCGGCAAAAACTTTGAAAATGCCCCTCCAATACTCTGTTGGATAAGGCTTACGGCGTCGTTTACGTTTTCAAAAATTGTTGCATTAACCGTTGTTCCAAAGGTAGGCCGCATGATTCTCTCATTAAGGCTTGTCATAACCACAAGAACTACGCGGTCTTGCCAAATTTTCTTTTCATCCGCTGTATAGGCCACAGACCCAAAGCTGTCAAAGGCAAAAGGTAGAGTTATTGCTTTTTGATATGCCATTATTTAATTTCTCCTATCCATATGGGGAAATTAGGATCTCCCGCTAAGTACATAACTGCAACTTTTTTACCTACTGCCATAACAGAAGATGTTGTTGTAATTGCCCAATTAGTTTCATCAAAGCCAGTTACTTGAGGAACCTTAAGTTTGGCTCTATATCTACTTTCAGGGTCTGCGTTATCCACAATAATGCCTTCATATACCCCATAAAATCTTTTATCAAAACTCATCGCGCCCTCACTTTTGCTAAACGGTCAACGACAAAATCTTCAGTAGCGTATTCCAAAACAACTGGGTCTAATGACTTAGTTCCACTAACCCAACGAGCTGGAGAGGTGTCTCTATTATTAATATTGGGTTTAGCTCTGTTTTCAATAGTGCCAAAACTACCGCGTTCGGTGTTGTTAACTGGCACAGTAAGTCGGTTTAAGTAGGTTACAGGGCGGACTGTGGTTTGCCGTACCCCAGGGATAATTTTTCTAATTGGTCTAGATGGAGGGGCTGTAATATTACGGCTATCTGGCCCAATACGTGTTTCACCTAAAGAGTCAGTGCCAAGGTGCAGCACACAAGTGTATCTATGTCTGTTACTTTCTTCTTCAATGACTTTGTGTTCTACTTTTAAAATAGTCCAAAAACCCGAGTAGTTAGGGCCTAGTCCGTTTAAATAAACTGGCATGTCTGGACGTAAAGAGGGGGACCCAAGTACTTCAGCGGTGGCTCTATAAGGAAATATAATTAAATTATCAATAGCTTCGCTTTCATACTGAGCAGTTTCAAAGTTATCGGCTACGGTAGATGTGTCAAACTCGTCAAAAAACTCAGTTTGTTGTTTTACACGAGTAGCATTATATTTTTCTTGTTGGGTAACAGCCATAGCTGTTTTTGTAAACCTATCTACACCTGATATAGCAATAGCTGTTTTAGTTCCATCCTCATAATCTAAAGATTCGCTAATAATAGGGTTAAAGTAATAAATAGTTGATCCAGCAGAGTCATTAGCTTGACGCATAGTAAAGGTCATAGCTTCCTCTTTATACCGATTAAAATCTTCAAGGGTAGGTTGAAAGTACAACTCTGTATTTGTTGCTCTTAGAGTATATCCAGATTGTTTAGCTAATCTTACAAGTAATTCCCAATCTGTATGTCCGGACTGAGCAATTTGAGGGTATACGCGAGGATGTGGGACTGAATAACAAGCAAAGTTATATTTTTCTGCAATTATGCGGGCAACTTGATCTGCTGTTATGTCTTTGTATATGGTTTTAGAAGCTTGACGAAATGGGTAAGAGGCCCCAATCATTATCATTTCTGTAAAGTTTTTTCCAGGGGTTCTTTCTTGTTTAACGCTATGTACGTAGCCGTAAACGTCTTTTTTCTCAGTAACTCCTGTGATTGTGATTTGCACAGGAGAACCAGGGCTCAATACCTCATACGCTACATCCCAGTCTTTAAAGACAACTTTAATCATATCGTGTTTGTATTTTTCTTGAATAATATCAGCAGAATAAACGGCAGTTGGTCCAGATTCTGCGTCAGGAAAAGCAATACGGATAAAATTAAACATTTGGAATCCTTAAAATTGTTCCAGGAGTAATGTTTGTAAAATCTACAATTTCAGGATTGTATTCAGGTATTAGCCACCAAGATTTTGGGTTTTGATAATATTTAGAAGCAATTTGATCAAGGCGCTCGCCTTGTACATATTGGTGCTCCCAATAACTCATCATGCCTAGTTTTGAAAATGTATAGAAAACTACAGGTTGCTCTGACCCAGAAGATTTAGAGCTAAAGAAGTCAACTGTTGAGTATTCGTAACGAGATCCTTTACGTATCATTAGCCAGCCCCAATTCCTGTTCCAGCAAAGCATTCAATTGAAATGGTAACAGTAGTTCTAATTGGAACCATATCTTGTGTAAATGAGTTGTGATTAATGGCAATATTAGATAGCCAACCTACATATGATAAATTGTTTAGTCGGTCTGGTCCTAAAGAAATACCTAAAAGTGTAGGCTGCAAGTAACCAAGGTTAGCTGTGCGTTTACCCATTAGGGTTCCCCACTTTTCTACACCCATGCCTGATCCGTTGATTGCTTTAAACAAGTATTCAAGGTCAGCCATAGTACCTTGTCGCATTAAAGCTTCTAGTTGTTCTCCAAATGCTTGTTTTCCTTGTCCTGGAAACACGGCTGTGTAAAACTTAGAGTAATCGTTAAAGTCTTTAATTTTAGATGACCTAATACACGCAAAATCGTTTGTACGATCAAGCAAAATGTTAAAGCTAACTGTTTCTTGTCCTGGAAACACTCCAGAAACCACACGAAGCGTGTCAGCAGCAGATGGTGTAATATCCATATTTCTTGAAACGTTAGATGAAATCTCTGCCGGGTTCCACAGGAATTGAAATCCCCATTTGCGGTCATCGTTCTTAAGTTCAACGCCCTCAGTTGTCTTTGTTAACTTAGATGTAGCATCTGCCAAACTTTCAACTTTTCCTGAGTCAGTATTAAACTTTTGAAGCGCCGAAGCTGAGTGCCAATACCAAATTCGACCACGGCGAGTTCCGTGAAAAGATTCAGGGGTGCTTGTCTGATTAAATACGTCTGAAGCAAAGTACCCAGTTTTATTGTTAACTACGCCCACATCGTATGGCTCTAGTTCAATAGGACGAACCGGCAAACTCCAATTGTGAGGTGGCAGATTAAATTTATAACCAATGGGGTCTGGAACACCTACTTCAATGTCATCCCCAGAACTTCCCCCAGCACTTGTTTTTAAAGCTGCTTGGCTTGTTTTTTCAGCATTAACTTTATCTAGCTGATAAAGCTGGCGTTGAGCTTCTTCTTTAGAGGCAGTCTCAATTTCAAGTTGTGTTTGGGTAAGTTTTAATTGTTTTTCAAGACGCGCTTGCGCCTCATTGTCTGTGGGCGTAGAGCTAGCAGATACCGCATTTGCGTAACCGGATCCGCCATCAGATAAAGTTGCATAAGTTGCCATTATTTACTCGCCGCCGCTTGCATAAGAGCTCCCTCTGTTAACATTTTTTCAATTATTTTATAAATGTCATTTGCACTTGCGGCAGCCGCATTAATATTAATAGTAACGCCCCCATAGTTATGAGCTGTTGTTGGTTTATTTGCATCAAAACCTGATGATCCAAAATATTGGCTAAGTTGAGAGCTGGTTAGAGAAGATGGGTCAAAGGTAGCAAGTTTCTTTTGAAGCTCCCCTGAAGTAGCAGCAGCTGAAAGTTGCGCTATGTAGTCTACTTCCCCGTTTTCTTGTGTAGGAATGCCAACAGCCTCATCAACAGCTTCTGGGTCTGGGAAACCTCCGCTTTCCACACCAGTAAGTCCTAATTTTGCAGCTGTATTGACCCAGGCTTTATCCCAACGGCCGCCGCCACCATCAAAAATTTGTTTTGCAGCTTTTGCGTTTTCAAGAGGATCGTATAAATGTAAAGGTTCACGCTTTGGATCATTAAACTTTTTCCAATCCTTAAGCGATCGGATTTGGAATAGGCCAATACTGTAATCCCACGTGTTACTAGTTAATCCCTTATCGCCTTCAGCGTTTGTTCTAAAATTAGACTCAGCTCGGGCAACATCAACCGCGTTTTCTAAGTCTTGTCCTTCAAAACCAGCTTGTGCAAGAATGTTTCTAACTTCTGCTTCTTCTAGGGTTCTACCCTCGTGTGCAGCATGAACACCACCACCTTGGTGTCTGTTACGTCGACCAGTAAGGTGGTTAGGGATAATAACACCGTCAGTTTTTGGAATAAATAACTCTGGACCTAGCTCACCAACAATGTAAGGTATTTCGTCATCAACTTTTCCGCCTTTGGCTTTTCCGCCACCTAAACCAAGAATTGATAGTAAGCCTTTAGCTAAATCTTGCCCCATTCCGTTGCCGCCATTAAGCATAGTTTCTGCAAATGACTTTGTATAAGTTGCTCCCTTCAAAACTCCAGTTACATTGTCCAACTGGTTCATTAAAAGGCCACCAATTGTTAGTGTTTGTGTTGCGTTCTTAAACCCTGATGATCCAGCCTTTGCTACTTGAAATAATCCTTGAGCAGCAGTTGCATTTTGCTGACTCTTTGCTACAACAGACTCAGTTGATGCTCCAGCATCAAGTGCTGCACTTTTTGTAATATCTCCGCCACCTGTACGAGCTTTAAAAATCAAACCGTTAATCATCATTTGACGAAGAATTGGGTCTCCGCCAAAGTAAATATCAAGCATTGAGTACAAAGAGTTACCCGGCTGCAAACCAATCATTACTTCGCGTTGGCTAGGTGTTTTGCTTGCGCCATAAGCTTGAGCATAATCTTTACAAATCTTTTTCCAGATATCATCAATAATCTGATCTGGAGGTTTCATATTGCCGTCTTCGTCACGGATACGAATACCTATACCGCGAAGCATGTTTACATTTTTAGCTGCCTGCATTGCTCCGTAAGCGCGAGTCGTGCCTTCAATACCAGCACCTGGCAAAATATTAGAAACGTTTGCAATACCGCCCATAATGCTGCCCTGTAAACCGCCAGCCGCGCCTTGTGTAAAGTTAGGGCCTGTAATTCCATAGCTTTGAGCGGCAACAAGTGCCGTCATAGCGTCCATCTTATTGTTTACTGTACCTGTACGGGATATATCGCTTTGGAAACGGCCCATAGCTTCATAATCACTACTTCCGCCGGTTCTAAAATTCTTATTAAATGGAAATCCTAGTTCTGCTTTTCCACTGTATTTTCTATCTCTACCGTTGTAATCCCCTGAAAAGAAAGCCGCACCTTGCAGCATTAACTCTGCTTGTGTAACTTCTTCGGTAGAGGATAAAGCTCCGGCTCCAATAGCTCCTGCGTAAAGCATTGCAGCAGCTGGGTTTTGTTTTACATAGTTAGTTAAGTTACGCCCATAACTCATAGG